AGATCCCCTAGAGGTCCTCTTACTAGTTCCTGTTGATCCTTTAATGCTTTTTTGTTTGATGGATCTTTTTCTAAAATTACATCAAGTCTAGCCTGCTCTTTTACTAATCTTTGATATTCGTTCTGATATTGATCAACCTTATTCATTCTTTCGCCTGCTGCGGTAGCATTATTTTGAGCGTTAGTTAAATTTTTTGCAGTCTTATCTGACTGAGCCTGAAGCTTTTCTCTTTGAGCAATTAATTCTTTTTCACGCTTAGCTCTATTTTCTTCAATTGCATCAATAGACTTTTGAGTTTCTCTTTCTCCAACAAGCTGCTTAATCTTTAGCTGTGCTTGTGCTGCTCCAGCCATATCTCCTGCAGCCATTTTGTCTGCGTATTCTAGCTGAGCTTTTTGAATTTCAAGGGCTAAGTTTTCTTTATTTTGTGAAGCTTCTAATGCTTTCTTTCTAGCATCTGCTTCTTCATTAATCTTATCAATTTTTTTATCAATAAGTTTAATTTCTTCTTTAATTTGATCTTGAGTTTTTTGTGCATTTGCTGCAGCTTTAGCGCCACCTGATGCAATTAATTTTTGCAAAGCAGCAATAGACTTTTGTGATCTAGCTCCAATACCGCTTCCTGAAGATTTGGCTTCGGAGGCGGCTATAGAAGAGTCTAGTGCTGACTCAAATGCTACCAGGGCTTGGGCCTGCTCTGATGTTATATTCTTTAAATCAGTTCTAACTCCAGAAAGAAGCAGTCTCCATTTTGAATACATGCCTGCAACATTGTCTGACTCATTTAGTATCTCAGCAAGAGCGGGATGAGTTTCTTTAAGAGATGTAATTTGCCCTTGAGTTAGTGTTAGCTTAGATCCTTCTTTTGCATTAATATCATCTAGAATTTTTGACATAGCTTCTTGCTGTGTCATTAATTCGCCGTTTTCTTTTTTAGTTTTCATTAATGTTTGTAGATTATCATCAAGGGCATCTGTAGTATTTGAAATAACCACACCTAAATCTTTTCCAAACAGCACATCTGGATCATATGCTCCTGCTGCGTTTTGCATATTTTTATTTAAAGTTTTAATCATAGCATCTGCTGCTGATGCTGAATCTGTAATTTCTCTAAATCCCTTACTAGATATTGCGTTGAATGCCATATCGGCTTTATCAGAAGCAGATATAATTGCATATATTTTATTTGTTGCATCTTGAGCAGAAACACCAGCGGCAATAAATTGTGCTTTTAAATTAGTAGCAATTTCAGTAACTTTTGCTTGCTTGTTAGAATCTCCAGATACATCTATGTCGGTAAAAGTTCCAACTAATTCTTTCTGGTTTTCTTTTGCATTCTTGATACCTTCTCTTAATTCTTTAATGCTTAAGGTTAGTCCCTGTACTCCAGATGAGTTTAAAGCTTCATACGCATTTCTTCCTTTTGCTCTAGTTAGCTCAAGTTGATCATTAACAGCTTTAATTGAATTAGAAAGATTGTTATATTTAATGCCTGCTTCTGCTGCAGATTTCTCTGTAATTCCAACCGAGTTAGTTTTCTCAATTTTATTTTGCTCTTGCTCTTGCTTAAACTTTTTAAATATTGCATATCCTGCAGTAAGTGCTGTAAGAAGCAAACCAATAGGGCCTAGTGCAAATCTCATTGCTAAGCCAATTGCTTTACCTGCAATTCCTGCTGCTCCGCCAACACCTTTAAATCCTCCAGCTAGCTTACCTAGTGAGCCCAACATATTTGGAGCAAGCATTGGAAGCACTGATGCAAATTGCATAATTTGTCCCGCTTGTCCTCCTATTGCTCCGCCAGCCATTTGCATTCCCATACCAATACCCATGCCAGCCATTGGGCCTGAGCCCATCATTCCTGCTCCTATATTTCCCTTTGCTCTTTCTTGCCTGTAAGCTGATCCAAATGTTATAGGATTTTTGCTGCCCTTGTTTAAATACTGAACACCCTTTACTTGCCCGCCTCTGTTAAAGTATTGAACTCCTGGTACCATTCCGCCTTTGTTCATTCCAAACATTTGTTTTCTTACTTTAGTAGTTGAAGGTGTCCATGATTTGTTATCCCAGTTTGCATATTTAGTTCGCAAGATTTCTCTATCAATCTTGCTTAAACTCTTTCCTCCTGTGCTAAGCACATCTCCTGCTGACATCTTTAATAATGAATCTACAATGTCTGGCTCTAAAGCCTTTTGAAGACTTCCCTGAGCATCTTTTACGTAACCGTATGGTCTTTCTTTTTCAAGATTCTCGACTAGCTTTCCATACATTAAGTTTTGCGCTTTAGGTGTTAAGCCAGAACTTCCAAATAGTTTTCTTCCCATACCAATGGATAGAGAAGTGGCTCCCCACTTCTCTCCTATCTTTCCAAACTTAGCTCCTACATTTTTAAAAGCTGTGCCCTTTAATACATTTCCGACAACTCCGCCAGCATTGTATCCTGGTATAATCCCACCAGAATTTCTTCTAAGCAATTTAAGAGCATGGCTAATACCACTTGATGTTGTTAGCAGTGTTGGTAAATTTGTTCCTCTTGCCCACGAAGGAACCCTAGAGCCTATTGTTCTATTTTCGCTGACCCATGATAGTCTTCCATTTCTTCTTTGAACCATCTGGCCCTTTTGCCTTGATCCTGTTGGAGATCCAGTAATTAGTCCACGAGATATTGCTTCATCTCTAGTTAAAACTTCCTTAGATCTTTCAGTAAATATTTGAGATATTGCAGAAAATAAATTTCTTCTTCCACCAGATTTTGCAGAGTCAATTTTAATTCCACGAAGTGCTGGTCTATATATTTCTTTTGCAAGTCTTTCAAATCCAAATGGATCTGACTTACCGCCAATCATTCTATTTGCATTTTCTGGACTTTCTAAAGAAGCAATTAGTTTTTCTAAAGCTGCATTAGTTCTTCTTGATGACTGTCTTCTATCCCCACCTAAAGTAACAGTTGCTTCGTTCATTAAGTCATTTGGATCATATCCAGACTGTAAAGTTTCTCTAATTCCATCAGCAATTTTACTTCCAGTTAAACCACTTCCATTAGAGTTAACTCCTAGATTTAGCCATGCTGGTAACAATAAAGCTAGACCACTTAAGTCATCTGTTATATGAGTTCTTTGAAGTCTTAAAGCTTTTCCACCTTTATTAAAATTAGGGCCATTAGATCCCTTTCCACCATTTATTGCTTGAAGCAATGGCAGATTTGCTGCTGTTGCTTCTTTGTTAATAACAAATTCTCCTGGAGTAAGCATTGCGGGAACTGTATCGGTATTGCCAGTTCCTGGTACAAGACTTCCAGTGTTAAATCTTTTTGGAATTGTTGTTTCTGTGCTGTATCCAGCACCAAATGTTTTTACGCCAAGTCCGCTTGCAATTTTATTAAGAAGGCTTCTGGTTCTTCCTGGGCGAAGAAGTTCTTTCATATTAGATTTTCCAGCTGCATTAACAACTGGCTGATTTAACAATGGCACTGTTGTTAGGCCAATTGTTCTTCCCTGTTGTCCCGCAATGTCTACAGAAGCTTGTGCAATCATAGCCTCTACCTGTGCGTTTAATTGAACAATTTTAGCTCTTGCTTGATCTACTGTTAATTTACCAGCTTGCAACTGTGCAACAATTGCTGCTGATTCAGCTGCGGCATTAGCGGTAAGCTTTGTCATTGTTGGAAGCAATGCTTGGTATGAATCAGATAGTGATGCTGTTATAAGGCCAGTTGATGCCACTTCTTTTTTAAGTAAAGCAATTTCTGCCTGTGACTGCATTGCAAGTGCGCCTGTCATTGCATGCCATTTTGCTGCTTCGGCTGCAACAATACCTGTTGATGCTCCGCCAATAGATGTCAGTCCTGGAATCTTTGGAAGGTCTCCAGACATATACATCTGAGGATTGTTTCCAATCTTTTGGTTTACTTTTGGTGCTCCTGGGACTGTACTGAAAATTGTTTGTGTTGATTTTTGATCTAGTGTCATTCCAGCAACTGGATTAAGATGAGACATTGACCTTGTGTCTTCTGGGCTAATTAATGGGTGGTTTGGATCAACAACTCTTGCTCCGCTTTGCTTAACAACATTTCCAGCCATTGTTGAAATTGCTGGTGACGCAGACACTGCGCCAGTCATAGCCTTGGACTGAAGTAATTCAAATTCTGTTACAAGGCCTGCAATTGCAGTTTTTAATACTGTAGCTGCTTTAGCATCACTATAGAATGTTGCTTCAACAAGTGATCCTGCTTTTTGTGCTGCCAAAATTTCTGGCGTAAGCATCTTCCAGCCTTCTCCACCTTTAAATAAAGCTCTAAAGTGTGATGCTCCTTTAATTATATATCCAAAGAAGTTGGCAAGAACACCAGTTAACATAATTACTGGGCCGATGACTGCTGTAAATCCTGTAGCAAATGTTAACAAAGATTTAATTGGGTCTGGTAATTTATTTATAAACTTAATAACACCGTCTACAATATTAATAAAGAATGTTTGAATTTTTAAGAACTCGTCGCCAATACCTGCAAGATCTGCTTTTAATCCTTCTACTGCTCTCTTATACTTTCCAGAAGCGGACTCTGTTACCATTGATAATTCTCGTCCTGCTACCTGTGATAATTCTTGGGAACTTGCTTTCATTAAGTCCATTACTTGAAGAGTTTGGCTTCCTTGCTTTCCAAGGTTTGAAAATAAAGCATTTAATCTAGCAAATTGGAACTTTCCAAACAGTTGTTCAATCGCCTGTTGTTTTTGCAATGGGTCTAGGTTATCTAATGCTGATTGCAGTTCTAAAATTGTTCCCGTCAGATTCCCAGCGTTTTTTGTTACTATTCCGCCTAGATCAATTCCCATTTCAGAAAATTTTTCTTTTGCTACCTTAGTAGGATTAATAAGTGATGCAAGTGCTGACTTAAGAGCGTTTGCTCCTTCTGAAGCATTAATTCCGCCTTCTTTCATTGCGGTCATATAAAGCGCTAAATCTTTTACGCTTCCGCCCATACCCTGAATAACAGGACCCGCCTTTGGAATTGCTTCAATTAAATCTGCAAGACTTGTTGAAGTTTGGTTTTCAACTGAGTTAAGAAAGTTAATGGATTCAGAAAGTTGCTCTGTGTTTTGTTTAAATGTAGTTTGAATTGCCAGGGTGGCCTTCATTGCTTCTTGTCTGTCTACTTCTCCAAGCACTGCGAGTCTGCTTGTTTCTTTAACTGATTGCAAAAGCTCATCGCCTTGCTTGCCAGTAGCCGCAATGTCTGCCGCAAGAGTAATAGTATCTTTAAATGAAACTCCGTATGCCTTTGAAATCTCTTTAGCTGTTTGAGTGACTTCTCTTCTTACTTTTTCAAGATCTGCTGCAGAAGTTGCTGCTACTCCACCGTATACCTTTGTAAGTCTAACTAGTTCTGCATCTGCCATTCTAAATGCATCTGCTGCCGCTTTACCGAATGCTGCAAGCGGTACCGTTAACCCTACAGTTAACTGACGACCTGCCCACTGAGTATTTTTACCCCAGTTAATAAGTTGAACTCCTCCATCCTGAACAACCTTGTTCATGATCTGTAGTTCTTGTCTTGCTAAGGCAGTTTTATTTTTTACAGCATCAAGTCCTTGTGGGATATGTACGCTGTACTGCATAAGCCCTTGAGCATTTTTACCCATCGGCTGAATGATTGCATTTTGTAATGCTACTTGCTGCTTAGCAAGATCTCTAATTAACCCGCCTTGTGTCCTTGTATGTTGCTGAAACGTCTGAAAATATTGCTTCAGCTTCATCTGGCCCCTGTCTAGGTTGGTGCCAAACTTTTCAACATCAGATGTTAAGGTAACAAAGTGTGATGAAAACTGTCCAGTTCTTCTTAGGTTTTCACCAAAAGACCTGTTCATTGTAGCCACTTGACTTGCGAGTCTTGTGTCTGATTGAATTATTTGTGCTTGAAGTTTTGATAAAGATGCTGTGACCTTATTGACATCTGCAATAAGACCTGAAAAATCTGCATTAGCAACTATATTAGTTACAATATTTTCATCAGCCATTTATCTTTATCTTACTCCTTTGTGTAGCCTAGACCTGCTCCGATTCCGAACCCTGCTTGTGATGCCAGGCTTCCTTGTAAGGAAACTATATCATCACCTGAAGCATCTATACCAAGCGCTTTCCTTTTAACATCGTCAAAAGTTTTTCCCTGTGGTACTGAATCTTCCTCTTCTACATCTAAATCTATTCCCTTAAGACTTGCAGTAAACTTTCTATCTTCCGACTTCTGCTTCTTAAAAGATTTCAATGTTTGAATAAGTTCTGGCATTGAAAGACTGTCTTCTAGTTCTTCGTAATTCTTCCAGTGACCTAGAAGAAAAACTTCACCCTCTAAAGCGGCTAAATCTAGTTCTGACCAGCCAGAACCGCTGCCGCTAGAAGGTTTGGGTCGTCCATCTTAATCCCACCACATACCTCAAGTATGCGATTAATTGTGGGGACGTCAAGTGCATCTTCTAGTGCATCTCTATCTGCTACCAACTCTGGTAGTTGTTTTTCAAGTGCTACTGCAACTGCGTCAATTAATACATTGAGTGTTTGATCCTCTGTTGTTGAATCGCTTGCTGCTTGTAATACGAGCATAAACTTTCTTAGCTCTTTGATACTTAAAGGCTTCAGCTTAACTGTTGAGCCATTCTGAAGCGTTAGTTCTTCTACGCTATATACTGTTGTTGCCAATTTAATCCTCCTAGGATCTAGTCTTAATTATTATAACATATAGATATTATCTATACAAATAGAAAAGCCCCCTTTCGGGGGCCTTTCTTGCTTAAATAAATTAAGCTAGAACTCGGTCAATAATCTTACCGTATTCTGAGCCGCTATAGTTAGCGTCTGGTAGAAGACGGAATGTTACTGGGAAAGTTGTTGCTGCGTTACGTGCAAGTGAGAACTGTGACTGTTGTACTGAAAGAACACGACGTGCATAATATACACGCTCTGTTGCTGCGTCTACTTCACCTGTTGTTGTAGTTGCTAGCGTTGGTGCTTGACCAATTGCGAATAGCTGACGTTCTGTTGGGGCAATACCAAGTGATCCTGCCTCAAGTCCTAGTGTAAGAGTCTTGTCATCTGCGCCAGTTGCACCCTTTGTTGGGTAATCATCTGTTGCAGCTCCTGCTGTACCTGCCTTAGTTAGTGTTGCTCCTCCTTGACCGAATACTACCAGAGTGTTCTCTAGTGTACCTTCGGACATTTCGGTTGCAATCATAACCTCCATAGCAGACTTGAAAAGCTTTGCTGTATCTAGAAGCTGATCTACTGTTACTGAATCGTAAGTTGGGTTGTAAGTGATCTGAAGACCATTGTTTGTAAATCCTACGTTACGAACATCTGAAGATGCGTCTAGTGCTACTGCTGCTTTTGTTCTTGCTGTGAAAGAAATTCCACCAGTTGCTCTGTCTAAAAGGTTTTCCTTATAACCAGATACTGTTGAATCGCTTGTTGAAATGTAGAGCGGTGAAGCTCCTACAAGAATATTTTTGGCTGAGTTAAATGCCATTGTTTCGTACCTCCTGTTTTCAAAATATATATATTTTTTTTAAAAATGTAAAACCTTAAATCTTGGCTGGCTAGGCCCTTCCCTCTATATCCAATAATAGAGTATAATACGCCAAAAGGCAAACTATAGGAATCTGCCCGATGAGTCTATATGTCTTGCATATTTAACCTCAAGGATTACGTCCGCAGACAAAAATCCTGCCAGCTCTTCAGATGGGGCTGTTGGAGAGATGTCGGCAACAAATATGCTAAAGAATTTAAACTTTTTTGATATCCCAGAGTAGGCGTTGGTATCCCTAGCCGATTCATCCATTCTTCTAAATAGGTCTGTCATAAGATTTCTGATTTCATTGATCTCTGAGACATCTGTTGAATAAATGGTAAATAAAATTTGCTCACAACATATTGCCCAGTTTTCCTCATAGGATAGGCCTATCTTGTCATAGACGATATGTTTTTTACCGCTTAAAAATTGGTTCATTTCTGGAGACTGCTGGACAGGAATAATTGGGACAATCTCTTGCCCTATATTATCTGAGTAATAATCTGTATCCACAAAAATATCATTAGCCTTTAATTCCGACCAAAGGTATTTTCTTAAATCAATCATTACATCTGCTTTATAATCTGTCATGCTGCACCTCCGAATGCTGAAGCAATTGCTGATTCTGCCTGCATATTTAATGTGTTAGCATTAAATGAATATTTAACTTTTCTAACATCAGACGGGACTCTCATTGCTTTAGTTAATGATGAATTAAATATCTTTTGAAATCCCGACTTTTTTATTGATAAGTTTACTAAATTGCCTGTAAAAAATTGTGCATAAGCTATCTGGAATCTTCCAGTTGCTTTGCCTCCGCCAGGCCTTGTAACGGTCACAGAGGCCCCTTTGGGCATGTATACCACTCCAGTGTTAGTTTCAAATACTAGGCGCTCTGCGTACCTTGGACGGATTGTTAGAGGCATTCCAGCTTCTATCACAGAAGCTTTGTTTATAAACACATGCTTTCTTTTTCCAAAATTATTTGGAACGGATGATTTAGATGGCAAAAAATTAGATACTATTTTAAATGAAAGACCGCTTGCGGGCATCATTGTAAGGTTAAACAATCTTGCGCTTTTGCTGCCCGTCTTGTTCCATTCGTACATATGGTGTAAAGATTTAGGATTTACTCTTGCCTGAGAGTCTACATACAATCCAAAGTCTTGTTCTATTTGATTAAATATAACTGACTGAAATTTCTTTTCAAATGCCTTGTTTGTTGCTAACTTGGACACAACTTGAGCTTGATAATAAACTGCAGCAGATATTTGTGCCACTGTGCTGTCTTTTAAAATTTTGCCTTTAGTACCAGACATGCCTTTTTGCAATCCGCTGGCTGCTGTAACTAGTAGAGAGCTATTGTCCAATTACCTGGTTCTCCGATCTTTTCATTGATGAGTTATATGCAACCACTCTTCCAAATGGGTCTGTAATTGGAGTAGTGCCCATAACTTCAAATACTGTTGGAGTGTCTGTTGGAAAATTTATTTCTACCCAAATTACATTGCCGTCAATATCTCTTATATTAGTTACCTTTTCTCTGGCAGTTAATCTTTCAGCAGTTCTTACTTGAATAGTTTGATCATTAGTGTATCTATTACCAAATACCTGTTTGTCTCCTGAACCCGATGTAGATGAGTTACCTATTACACCCTTGGCATGGCAAGATACGCTTTTATAGTAATGCCATTCTTTTAAAATAGCCCCTGTGTCTTCGTTTTGTGTATCAAACTGTCTGTAAACGTCTAACGTCATAGACAGAACGGAGTCTATGAGGTTATTCATTTAGATTACTACCGATCTTGATAGAACGTAGTCTGAAAGCAATTGGTCTGCGTAGTTGTTTCCAGTTCCACTAAATGATTGATCTGCATATTTAAAGTTCCAGTCAAAAGTCTGAATACTCTGTATATATTTATTTCTCCATACTTTGTCTTTAGAGAAATAGTCTTTCATTAATTCTATTGCAGCTAGCTCGACATTGTCTGGAACCTTTTCCCAACCGAATCTTCCATGAACTCTATATGGAACTCCAGACTGAAAAACTCCATAGCTGTAATCATTTATGCTTGGAGGTATCATTCCATTTGCCACATAAACTGTGTTGTCTATCATTGAAGCACGATTGATTCTGATACCGTATGCACTCTCACTGATAACAACATCATAATTCCAATTATTTATTTCATTGATATTGTCTAATAGTAATATGTCGTTTGCGTGTAAATAATGCAATTCATGAATTCTTGAAGGCAATGGCAGGGTATCTGAATTATCTCCGTATACAACAACAGTTTCGTCTTCTAAATAAAATCTCTGTCCTGTGTGCTGCTCTATAATCTTTCGAGCATATTTTTCTGCCAAAATAAGATCTCTATAGGACTTATAGTTTGGGTCAGAGGAGTCTGTGCTAAAATTTAAATCTGATACGTGATTAAAATCTACGTACGGAGTAATAACAAAAACTTCATCATCATGCTTTACTGTAGTTCCATTTACAGAGTAATTCCAACTTAATCTTAAAGTTTTGCTTCTGTCTGTAAATTGATATGGAATATTGACGGTATATGTACCAGGGTTGTTTTCATCCAGGGATGCTGTGAGCGTGGCAAGCAGCTGTGTAGGACTAATTGTTGGACTTACAGCTACATCTAAGGTGACGTCATACAACGCTACCGTTGGAAGAGAGTCTGCATTTGCAACATCACCATTCCAGAAAACTTTATGTGTTATTGGTGATTGACTCTTTATTAAAACCTCGGCCATTTATTTAGGTTTGTTTAGCCGTAATACTCCTGAACTTCCTTTGGAGTTGCTAAACGAAAACCTTCCTCCTTGTCAAAAATTTCTTGAGCGTCTTCTGATGTCATTGCGACAAAAGGATGCTCTTTTGTAAAAGTAAAACCTAGAATATCATACCTGTAATTATCTCTAGTCATTCTAACTAGCATTGTATTTTCTGGCTGAGAATCAGGATTAAATCTTGGAAGAATTTCTTCTGCTTCATCACTAAATTCGTCTGCCGCTTTTTCAATATCCTGGATAGTCTTTTGGTAAACAGACCATGTTACTCCCTCTTCGGCAAGAGCGGCAACAATATCGGCCTTGTTCTTTAGTCCATCAGTATCAACTGCAAAATCTTCTGCAATTTTTCTGAGTTCTGCTACTTTCAATGTCTCAAATGACATATATTCTCCTTTGTTAGGTTCCTTAATTATAGCATTGTTAAATTAAAATGAAAAGCCCCCAAAATTAATTGGGGGCCTTTCGGGGTCTATTTCTTAATTAATTAAGAAGCAACCTTAACGTTCTTTACGACTACCCAAGCATCTGCTTGTTCAATCTGAACACCTACACGAGTATACATTGTGTACTCGATTGTGTCCTTACGTGGTACGAAGAAGCGGTAAACGGTTACGTCACGCTTGATTCCAATAACTACGTTATTTGGGAATGTCAAGTGGATATCTCCATGTGAACCAGCGGCTCCTGAATGTGTTCCAGTCTGTGTCTCTGGAAGTAGTGGAACTTCAACAATTGGAATACCAAATGCGAATGGTGCCACATATCCTGCAGGTCCACCTAGTGGTGCAACTCCTCCACGAATTACGCTTGAAGCGATATCCTGTGGGATTGTCTGATTTGTTCCAATGCTGTTAGCATATAGGAAATCCTGAATCAAGTTTGATCCAGCAAGGAAGCGAAGGTCTCCACGACGTTGCTTGTACTTACGTGGCATAGCCTTAAGTGCCTTGTTGAATACTTCACGTGATACGTTAGCGCCAGCTGCGTCTACGACACGACCTGATGCCTTTGCCTTCTTTACAACGCCATCAAATGACTTGTAAAGAGCGTCTCCTGTATTAGATGCATCACCGTTAAGAATAACATCTTCGATGTCATTTCCTGCCTGTGTTGCCATCAAACGTGCAATGTGATCTTCTAGATCTGCACCTTCGATGTTATCTTCTAGAGACTCTGTTGAAAGCTCCCAATCCATGCGTAGCTTCTTTGTTGTCAAAGAAATCTTTGAGAAAGTTACTGCTGAGTTAACTGCAGTATTGTCTGCCTCTGTCGCAAGCTTCATAAGCTTTTCGCCTACTGACATGCGATCAATTTCTGCTGTGTCTGACTTCATACGAACTGTACGTGCGACCTTACCGATTACGGTTGCGTCGAACATATAGTCAAGGAAGCGAGCAGATTGTTCTGGGTTTAGAAGTCCACCGTTGCCATTTTCTGACGCTACGTGTACTCCTGTTCCACCAGTTGTTGAACCGAATCCTGTTGATACCTGAGTACCAGCGTTTACGGCCTTTTCTAATGTTTCATTGCTCATTATTTTATACCTACCTTAGTTAAATATTTCGTTTACGGAACCGAGGAAAGAACCGTTCCATTTAGATTTTCTGATTGTTACTTCTTCGGATCGGCCAAGATCTGAAGACTTCTTAATTGCAGTCTCTGATTCTACTGCATCGACACGCTTTTGTACACCATCAATCGTGCTCTTGATGTTATTTACAGCGTTTGAAAGCGCTGTGTGTTGTTCTGCCAACTCTGAAATTTTGATATCTACGCTCTTGCTGAAAGCTTCAACAGTCTCTTGTATTGTTGTTACTTGTGCTGCATTTACTTCAGATGCCTTATTTAGAGTTTCTGAGAAAAAGCCTTTTAGATCGCCTAACATCTTCGCAAAATCAGGTTCATCAACCTTATCTTCTGATACTTCGGCTGCTTTTTCCAGAGTCTCGGCAGGAACGTCTTCTGCTGCTGCTTCTTCTGCAGGAGCTTCAGCTGGAGCTGCATCATCTGCAACTACTGCTGTATCTTCAACGGCTGCTTCTTCTGCTACTGCTTCGGCTGGTGCCTCAACTGCAACATCTTCGACAACTACGTTTTCTGTATTATCTGACATTTCATTACCTCCTTCTGCGTTTGCCTGTTTTGCAATTGTTTGTGTTTCAGGCAACGTAAATCTTGAATGCTTATATGCATCAAGAATTTTATCTATCTCTTTTGACTTATTAACATCTGAACTTTCAACCCAGCCTATTAGTGTGGCTGGCTTTCCAGATATTGGAGAGTCATATGTTTTTTCTGTTGAGATAAAAACAGAATTGCTGTCTTCGCAATAAAAAATATTTTCAGTTGTAACTTCAGTTGCTATTCCCTTAAATATCAATGCACCGTTTGCCTTCTGTATAGAAAGAATGTTGCATAGTTCATTTGCTGGAGAATCAACAATAGAAAGCTCAATTAGTTCATAGTTTTTAATAAATCTTACAGTCTTACCGTTTGACTTATTAACTTCGTTGTCTGATTCAAGAATCTTTCCACCTATCGAAAAACCAGAAAGCGTACCATCTAGAACTTTTTCCCAGGTGTCTTGTGCACCCTTTGAAATATATGCATCTACATAGACTCCGTTATAAAATTCTTTTGATGTCGCATCGTAAAAAGTTTCTGGCTTAAATGAAACCATTTTACCTACTGCGTTGGATCCGTGCATCTCACGAATGTTTCCACGGAAACTTTCAAATGCTTTCAGGCTTGACTCTGCTGTTACAACGTCACCTGTTTGATCAACATTGTCTAGTGTGGCAAATCCAGATACAGTTCTTTTTTCACGGTTGACCTTGGTGAAGGGAACCGATAAACTGATGTTGTCGCCATGACTTGACCACAAAGACTTTTCAATATTCATATGCTTAATTTTAGCGACTTATACATAAAAAGGCAAATAACAGTTGAGTAGAGTTAGTCAACCTGTCTTCCATCGCCCTTAGCATTTCTTCCTTCTCCAGAATTATCTGGGGAAGTTGCCTGTCGGTTTTGGGATCTTTGTCGGGTATTTCCAGCCTGGGCTGTTTGCTCTGCGGCGTCCTGAGCCTTTAAATCTACTACGTCGTCTCCGCCTTCTAGTGGAATCATTCCCTTTCTAATTCTAACTTCATTAGGGGTAATTACCTGCATTCTTAAATATCTTTCATCGATTTTAGATTGAGTATCTTCATCGGTAAGGGTTAATTCATTAAATTTAAGAGTTAATGCGTCTGTCTTTTCCTCAAATATTTTATTTAATTTTTTCTCTAAAATCATTTGTGCTGGGCGACAAACCTGCTCTTTAAATGTTTTATCTGCATCACGAGCTACCGCTAAATTTACTCCTTCTGGAGTTCCAATTTTATTAATTGGGACACGGTGGGCCAATAGGATTTCATCTCTATTTGATTTGCGGTAAACATTAAATGAAGATTCCTGTGGATTTGCTTCCACTGGCTCCATCTTAAATTCTGTCTTTGAGTCTGGGGTATCTCCTGGAAGTGGAATATATAGGGATCTATGATTCTTTCCTTTTAGTCCCACCTGGAAAAACTCAAGCAATTTTCTTTCTGATTCTGCTGAAAGCTTTGCTCCCTTAACTGTAATAATATATCTTGGAACAGCCTTGTTTTCAAAGTAATCTAGGTTGTATCTGCCAGATAATTCATTACCTGCCAAAGAGACTTGAGCTGCAATAATATCTGCCACTCCATAATAATTATTCATCGGAGTGTACTTCTTCAAATGTATAATTTCATTTGGTCGGTCTTCTTGACCAGCAATTGGATTCTCTGTTTCTGTGTCTCCAAAGTTTTTAAAGTAAACAGCCTTTCCGTATAGCAGTTGAATAAATCCATCTCTAAGTCTACGCACACGCATTGTCTTTGCTGGGATGTGGCCAATATATCCAATGTTTCCATTTGTCGTTCTACCAATTTCAATATAGCCATTGCCTGTTGCTTCGTAATCTGTAAAAACCTTAATCAGTGTTTGTGTAAATGTATCTTCATCATTTGTTGTATCAAGCCATGTGTGCAGATCTTGCCTTAGCTTACTTAGCTTTCTACGTGCTCTTTCAAGTGACTTGTCGTCTGTAAGTGAATCAATGGCGTCATTTGTTTTCTTTGTCTCTATAAAATCATATCCTAAGCCAACAATGTTTGCAACTTTAGCATTAATTGCAGCGTAGTTATATGTTGAAATCTCATATACCTTTGAAAGGTATTCTAGGTTGTATGGAGGTTCTACTAGGTCGAACATAGCATAGCCAGTAATTGCTTGTGCTAATAAATTTTGCTGTGTGCCAGTCTCTTCTCTACCAGTAAATGATTTAGAAAATTCTCTGCTCATCTTGCGCTTAAAAGATGTTCCAAGACCTCTTACTTTTTTAAGATCTTCTAGTCCTACCGCAAATGGGTCATTGCTAATTTCATCTTTCTTTAAAGAAAACCAATCGGCATTGTTTGAAATATTAATTATGTTTTCTGAGTTGTCCTCATCAAGAAATTCTACGCTCATTTTATACCCCGTAATTTTTTCATTTCGTCTTTATAGTTTCCAATATCTAGTGGGTCTGGAACTAGTCCCCAGTCTAGTCTTTGCTTTTGGTGTTGGAATTCTTCATCGTCAATCTTTCTTCTTCCAGAAAGAAATTTAGGCCCGCCTTCATATATGCCGAATGAGCGAACTTCTCTAGCCAAAGCATCGATCTTGGATCTATTTCCTTTTTTGGACGTGACTGAAAGAAAATTGCCATCATCGTCTCCAATCCATCTACCATCTGGCATTTGCCAAACATATATCCCAAGAGTTGTTTCCTCTTCAAGGATTTTAGAATTTATTCGGTTGATATCCATAGTAATTTATTTTACCATTACTTCCCGCTTAAGTCCAGCTTTTGTCAACCAGTAGGACAAATTATTTGTTTTGGAGTACAATCCAGTCATTGTCGTAGAACTCTACTGAGTTTTCTGTCAACGTAATGGACGAATCATCTGCTACAGTAGCAGATCTTCCAATATGCATGTTGTAATGAGACAGTGCGGTAGGGGCTGTAAATGTAGATGGATAGTAAGAGATATATTGATATAGGCTAGAAGGGCCACCTGTTGCTGAATGATTAAATAATATTTGGCCTGTAATTGGTCCACTTGTTACAATTATAATATGATAAAGCTCGTTTGGGGTAAATACAGAGCTTATATTTGTCTGAGATGTTCTATCTACCCCATTAACATAAATAGCAGATATATTAGATTTAGTAATAGTTCCATTAGTAGCCCAAGAATATCCTGCTGCTACAAAGTCTCCATTTGCCGTGCTTGATATAATAGAGTTTGATGTAAGGTCTGATAGAGTTAAAAATAACTCTATTGTCTTTATTGATTCTGCGGTGTTAATTTTAAATCCCGCCCCATCTGCTGTTGTCACACCATTTAGCTTTTGGCGGGACAAGATAGGATATTTAACTCGTCCTAGCGTAATATCTTTTGAGGCAAATCCAGCTGTGCCCTCTATTGTATAAATATAATCGGGGTTGCTTATTGAATATAGGATCTGATCTTTATAGAAACAAAGTAGTAGGTTGTATAGTCTTGGAATAAATTTAGATGTATCTGATGATGCAAATGTTATCTCAAGATAAAGGGTTCTTTCAGAACTAAATGATCCTAATTTAAATTGAGGAATTGCTCTTCCATTAGAACAGGCTTGCCATGTTGTTCCATCTGTAGAAGTTCTTACAGACACCCCATTATCGCCGCTCCACTCTATCTTAGAGGAGTCTAAGTCGAATCCTGCAGGAATTGCTATGGCATCTACAACAACTACGCTCTTAGAGGCTGCAGAGTCCGTTTTGTTTATTTCAAGGCATTTCTCTTGGATGTTATATGTTAAATCTTCTGATGCAAAAATTTCTAGCGGCTTATTAGCTGGATAGGCAAAGTTAAATTGTTTGCTAACGCTATCGTCGTATATTTCAAACAACGTACCGCTATCTGGGTAAGAAACTTGAAATGGTGAAGTAGTGCCAGAATAATTATAATGTTCTAAAATTCTATCTGAGCCAAGAGCATACCTGTAAACTGCTGGAGCATCTACAATGAATGAATCGGACGCATTTCCTGTTGGACCTAGTTTTAATGTAATTGTTGGGCTAGTAAACTTGTAATTATTTAAAGATTTGCTTGCTGCAAATTTGCCGTCTACATATAAAGACATTTCTGTAATAGAATACGTGGCTACAATATGATGAGATTGGCTAATATTGGGTAAAGTATAATCAAGTCTTTCCGCTTCAAGTTTAAATACTATGTTACCCTTTTCGTAAAAAATACCGATATTATTTGTTGAGTCTGCAAATATAGTTGTTAACCCAGTTGTAGTAATTTTAGGGTAAATCCAAACTTCTAATGAAAATGCGTTATCTGATGAGTTATTATCTGCAAATCCACCATCGGCGGTAGATCCATAGTAATCTTTGGTTACTGGTAAAGTAATGTACTTTGTGTTTGTTATTAATGATCCATTTGCCCCGCCAGCAACAAGTGGAATAAGCCCCGTAGAAATTGCCCCCGTGTAGGTTCCAGAATTACCACATCCAGAAACGTCGGTTGCGGTAGTGCCAGACAGCTCGTCTAGCGGCCAAAAGCCAATAGGGTAATCGTTTATTACTTTAAGTTGGTAGCTCATCTTATTATTATATACCTATTTCCTTTATATATTATTTTCTAAAGAAAAAGATTGCAACCATATACTTTGTACCCTCTGTTGTTGGCAAAGGCTCATGCAAAATTCCATGGGACTTGAATACGACTGCGCTTCCAGGCTTTGGCTTAACAGAAAGGTTGTCATTAGGAAAAGCCAGGTCTCCACCCTGATAATTATCGTTTAAGTAAAAAACAATTGAAACTGTGCCTGTCAAGTGCTGTGGGCTATAGTCTGGATCCCAGTCAGTATGTGGGCCCATTTCTGTAGAATTGTTATATTTATATATCTTGCAATGTGTTGGGAGATCCCCTAAATCTATTTGATGTGCCGAAGCGTACTCTTCTGCTATTTGTATTGCCCTATAATGAATCATACTGGCAAACTTAGAGTTATGCCTGTCTCTATTATTATTATTTAAAACATTTTTATAATTGATTGTTTTTTCATAACCATACTGAACAGTTTTGCATGAAGAATTCCATGGCTCCCATTTACTTATCTGAGAGCCCATATCTTGAAATTGATCCATTAATTCAATTTCTTTTATTAACTCTTCAGGGTTGTCAAATACTTCTGTATAGTAATGTATATCTGGAGTAAGTATTTCTTTAAGCATCATACTTACCTTTATGTGTTGGTGGAGTTCCCCTTTTCTTAAGATCATTCCACTCTTCGTAAGTTTTTTCTTGTTCTGCTCTTGTTTCTTTAAGTTCGGCTTCCCACTCAGCTATTTGTTCTGGTGTATAAACTGCATCAGCATCATCCCAAAACGATCCCACTGTATATCTTTCTGCCTTTTCAACCATCGTGACTTCATGCTCGTTGCCATATCCACCTTTAAAGAAAGCAAGTCTACCAGGCTTTGGCTTTATTGCAATATCATGATGTTTAAAGTTTAAAAACCCTCCATCAAAATTATCATTTAGATAAAGGAATCCTGCATATTTACTTTTATAGAATGCGGAAGGCTTTCCGTCTTCATGGGTATTATCTGAGTGAAAACCTGCAAATGCTCCTATTACCCACTTTTGTGCGTGGTAACTTACTTCTGATAACTCTTTGTTAAAACAGGTTTCCCCTGCTAGTTTAACTTTTTCTTTTAGTATAGAAAAATAATCTTTAGGCAAGCCAAATAGAAGTAGGTTATCGTCCCAAGGCCAGTAGCCCATGGCAAGAGATCCGTAAAAAGAAATTTGATTCCACTTTAAATGACCAGCGTCGGTAATTGCGTCAAAATAAGCAATTATTTTTTGGCATTCTTCTTCTGTAATTAAACCATCAACAACAAAAACATCATCCTTAAGCGATACAATTTCCATTAGCACTCCGTCTTATCTTTATCTTCTAGACTATCGATATAATCTATATGATCTTGTATTTCTTTTTCAGTTGGAACCTTTAGTTTTCCATTTTCAAATACTAGGTTCCCGCCATATACATCTAGGCTCATTCTTCTTTTTTCCATTTCAGCCCATTTTGTTGCACCGTATTTTAATTGGTTTTCTAGCCATTCATCAGACCCCTTATATGGATAAACCATAAAGTTTCTGATTAAATATTTATTTCCTTTAGTCGCCGTTCTTACGCCATGATAGTATCCTTCTCCAGAAGGAAATACCATTATGTCTCCTGCCTCTGGCTTGTATGCGGGAACAAATTCTCCATTAACATAAAACTCAATTTCTCCGCCTTCATAGTCGTCATTTATATAAACCGTACAGGTTATATAAAATTTATTTCCTGGAGCATCCTTATCTGTTTGTTTAAAATCTGTGTGATACTGCATTGTTAAATTATTCTTTAAAGAATCTACGTTAGTAAAATATTTGCAAAATGATGATGAGCCGAGCTCTGCTCCTTCTGGAAGGTCAACATTATATTTCTTTATGTAGTCTTCAAGAGCAATATTATATGCATCCCAAACTGTTTCTGCAGCCCAATACTCTTTGTCAAAAGTTTCATTTTTGCCACGTAGGTTATCCATAGCACCCTTAAATTTTGTTGATGAGTATGTGCCAAAGGAGCTCCATCTAGTCCACGGAACAAAATAATGTTCATCTGAATCTTTTTCAATGTTTTCTGTAGACTTTACAACATCAAAAATTTCCTTATGATCTGGAAGTAAACCTTTGTAAATTTCAATTCTGGGATACAGGGTCTTTGATACTATATTATCCATTTATTTTTTCTCCTAATTTAGTTATAGTCCAAAACCAAGGTGAGGTGTATCTTGTTCCTTCTGTAATAATATCGACACCATGTATATAGTTTAAATCACCTGGAAAAAAATATGCCGCTCTAGCTTTTGGCTTAAAAGCAATTTCTTGTTTTGGAAAATGCAATCTACCACCTTCGTAATCTTCATTTAAATAGATTACTGTCCCAATGTCATACCATGGAAAATTGTTTGCAGTTCCCTTATCTGGTCCTTCGTGCAATTCTTTATCTGCGTGTGGCCACTGCATAGAGCCAACTGGCCATCTAACAAGGCATGGGCCTGTAGGCTTTACCTCTACATTAAAATGCTTTTCAATCATTACTCTTAGTCTTTCAATTATTGACTCTAGCATTACTGAAACAGCTGGATCTGACTCATCTAAAGATTTTCTTGTTGCAACACGGTTTGCCCATACGTTGTGTTGATAGATGATTGTTCCATTCTCATTTTTAACATCTTGGCCCTGATCCCAAACTTCATTATTTTTAATAAAATTTAAAAGGTATTCGTTTTCTTCTTCCGTTAACAAGTTCTCTATTTCAACAATGTTTTCTTTACCATTGCCAAAATAACCAGAAGGCGTGATTGATGTTCTGTGCTTTCTAATATCCGAAGGGTTCTCTACAGTGTTTTCCATTTATTTTTCCTATTCATATTTCTTGGGTACCCAGGTATTTTTTTTATATACTCCAGTATTTGCTCTATATATGGCCACATGGTCATTGTGTCTTTTTTGCATTTCTTGATACGTATACAAATTAAACTCTGATTTCCATTCTTCTCTTTTGATTGGAATTATTTGTGCATAGGGAGTTCCTTTTGGAATAATTCCTTTAAAGCCATCTCTAATAAAAAATGGCATTAGCCCTGGCGGGGCATACCTATCACTATCAATTATACCGCCTACCGTTAAAAAAGGCAGCTCAAAATTATTAATAGGCTGTACAACTAAAGCGCTATACCCTTCTGGAAGGGTAAATCCCCAATTTGGATACCAGTGATAAACAAATTTATAATATCCTTCTGGATAATGAAATTCTCCCATGTGCGAACGAATTGAAACAAAGTCATCAAATCCTGGCTCTGCTTGCACTAATGTGTATCCGTCTTTTATAAAAACATTAATGTCGCATGGTGTTGTAAGCATATATCCTGTCGTAAAAATATCATGTAAGGCTGGACAGGCTTTAAAGCCTGGGCCTCTTTGATTGTCTGGAGGACCGACTACATCATTTCCTTCAAAATCTTTCCAGTACTTGCTAGCATTCTTAAACCATCCTGGCATAACATTTTTTGTAGGGCTTGGAACAAGATCTTTATTGTTATAGTGTCTATTTGAATTAAAAACAATTTTCATTTGTATTTATTGACTTTCAGCTTAATTGATTTTACTTCATGAGATCCTAGTTTATTTCCTAGATAGTCTGTGGCATCTCTATAGTAGTCTGTCCAAATTTGTTTTTCTGCCGCCTCTTTAGCTGCAGCAACTGCTCCTTCATAAGTTGGAACATTCTCAAAGTGTGGCTGTGGCATATGCCTTATATCCTTTACTTCAAGAGTAGAGTTGTTTAGCTCTGTTAAAGATATTGGCAAAATTGCAATTACTGGTTGTCCAGCTTTGATTGTGATTGGAACGTATGGCTTTGTAATCTTCCATGCAACTGGCAATGGGCTACCAAAAAAAGATGTTGTTAGTAAGCTTGTTACGGCCTGGGCTCCATCAACAAACATATTTGGAACTGGGAAAGATAGCAATGTGTAATTACTTTCTGTTTCAAAAGTTAGATTTGTTTTAAAATTAATTGTTGAGTGACCTCTACCAGTTTCGCAGTATTTTTGTCCTTGTAAAACCTGAACATTATGTGGATAGGTACTTGTTACTCCATCCCACATAAAAGTTATATCTTCTGGAAAAGATATTCCCCAGCCTAATTGATTTGCTAGAGTTAGTGGAAAGCACCTGTATGCATGATTATGCTCCGTCTGGTCCATCCAATCTCTTTTTGCAGAGAGTGGCTCTATGTTAGCTGTATCTTGCAAATTATCATATGCTGTTACCTTAATCAATTAATTATCCCTTTGTTCTGCTGGGATAAATTTTTTACCTTCGGTAAAATGGTTATATTCATAGCCTGCCTCTATTTCTCTATAAAGAGGTGTGTGTGGAGCCTCTTGATAATCTAACATTGTAACAATTGCATATTTAGTTCCAGATTTTACTGGCATTGCTGCATGAGAATAAATATAAGAAGAAGGAAAAAGATATAGATCTCCAGCTTTAGGTTTAATCTTTAAGCCAAGCTTATCGAAAAACAACTCTCCGCCTTCGTAGTCGTCGTTAATATAACCTACTGATGAAAGCACACACACATATGAATATCCGTGATCTGAATGGACATTAAAGTGTTGATTTTTTGCATACTTAATAAAGTTAAAAGATTCCCAATAGTTTAAGGGTGGAAGCTGAAACATTTTCATGTAATCTGCTACAGCGTTAAGCTGTACTCCTTTTGAGTCTCTCCATATCTGTCTTAGCTCTATTTCATCCTCTGTAAGATCTTCTTGCTGAACATGATTTCCATTGCCATACATTAGGGATCCGCCGTCATTTTCTTTAATTTTAAAATCCCAGGCATCACGATAATCTGTATTTAGTGTATCAAAGCCTGTTTGAGCCAGGTTCCAGTGCTTCTTGCTTTCTTGTTTTTCTAAAACCTTTTCTAGTCTTTCTGCCAGATTGTACTCTTTTTTAAAGACGTCTCTGTATACAATAATTCCTGGATATATAGTTTCTGCATTTGGAAGCATATTATTTTTTCCCCTTGTGTTTGTTATCTATCATTCTATCATATTCTTCGGTATGGGCATCATCATTGTAGTCTAGCATGGTAACAAAAGAATACTTGACTCCTGACTCAACTGGAAGAGCTACGTGAGAATATATAAAAGAGGAAGGAAATATAACTAAATCCCCTATCTCTGGTGTTATATGTAAATTAAATTTAGGAAAATATAGCCCACCGCCAGTATAACCATCATTTGGATATCCGACTAAAGATACGGCACATTTATATGACCACCCGTCATCTGCATGCTCTTGAAAAAATTGATTAGGGTAATATTTAACTACATTAGTCCATTCCCAAAAATCCATTTTAATTGAATACATATTGCAAAAATCTTCAACTGCATCTTTTTGGCAATTATAAATATCTTTGTAAAGTGGGTGAGATTTTCCAAGAGCAGAGATCTTAAAGTCCCATGCATCCCTGTATGTTTTATCTGTCTCTTCTAAACAAACAGTTGCACTATTCCAGTCAGTTTCTTTGCTGGATACGCAATCTTCAATACGATTAATTAAATCAAGTTCTTTTGGAAAAGAATTAGGATATACCCATATCCCAGGGTACAACTGTTTTTTGTTGTATATCATTATTAAAGAATAGCATTTTTGCGTAATATAGTCAAGGATTAGTTATCCTGAAATTCTGCGTCCGACTCTTCTTCATTGTGTGGATTTTCAGCAATATGAGGGTCCACATCATTTGGATCTATCTCGCTGTAAGTTTCGCATCCATTATATGCAAGCATTGATCCTGCCACAAGAAGTCCCCACGGTTCTCTGTAGAATAAAAATACGTCTGTATCTTTTTCTACAAGATCCAAGGACTCAACAACTATTGGATCAGAAGGGTTATCGTAATTAAATATTTCATCGCCAATTTCTAGGTTAGCTGCTTCTGGAAGCATATATTCATTGCCTCTTTTTATCACAGGTTGTTCTACTAATGACAAATCATATTTAGGATTGTTATTAATTCTTACAACTGATGATTTTGTTTCCTTGAATATATTTGTAACCTTTGACTCTAATGTTTTTTGATTAATTAAATTAGAATCTCTCCATGAAGCAACTTGAATCATGCAGTCTGTGCTTATGTATCCTTGTGCACAGTTAGAAGAATGTTCTGGCAAATTATCAAAATAAGCGGTTAAAAGAATATCATCTATCTTTATATCTTTTGCTTTTTTGTATCCGTCCTTAGTAAGCACCTCCGTATCTGCTGGTATACAGAATCCTGGAGGGCCAAAGAATCTTGGAGGGCCAAAGAATCCTGGAGGTGCAAAAAATCTTGGAGGTGAAAAGAATCTTGGAGGGCTAAAGAACCCTGGAGGTGAAAAGAATCTTGGAGGGCTAAAGAATAGTGGAGGTGTAAAGAAGTTTGGTGGTGTAAAAAATAGTGGTGGCACAAAGAACTGTGGTGGCGCAAAGAACTGTGGCGGCACGAAGAAGTTTGGTGGCGCAAAGAATTGTGGTGGCGCAAAGAAGTTTGGCGGCACAAAGAAGTTTGGTGGAGCAAAAAAGTTAGGTGGCGCAAAAAAGTTAGGTGGCGCAAAAAAGTTAGGTGGCGCAAAGAAGTTTGGTGGGGAGAAAAAAGCTGGTGGTGAAAAGAATGTTGTAACTTCACCAGTTGCAGAACCTAAAGAAGTTCCATTTGCGTTTACTGCTTTTACTGTATATATCTGGGCACTTGCCATAGTCTCTCTAATTGCTATAGATGTTGCTGGGAAATTAGCTTCATATGGTGATGCTAGTCCGCCTGGCTGTGTAGTTAAATCTGAAGATGTAATTATATATTTTGATATATCTTTTCCACCAGTTGCTGGGTGCCCCCATGAAACAATATCTTGTCCACGTTGTCCTGGTGTAGTGGTTTGTGTACCTTCTGTGCTATGGCCTGGACCTGTAGTGTTAGATACTGCTGTAACTGTTCTTGGTGATTGTGGAACTGTTGTAACTAAAAGAGGGGCGGTTGCGGTAGACTCCTGAGAAGTTCCATTTACATTTGTTGCATTTACTGTTACAAAGCCAGTTAGTCCTGAAGGTATTCCAGTAATTAAAATTGGGGATGTTGCAGAAAAATCTGTATAAGTTACTGATCCAGTATTAGGAGTAAACTTTGCAGTGTAATTTATAATAGGCAATTGGCCTGTTGGGTATTCAAAAGTAATATTTATAGCCCCATTGTTATATGGTCTATTTGTTCCTACATCTGTTGCAACTACATTTATTGGTGGTACTGGATATTCAAAATCTCCAGAAAGTTGCGCTTTTCTACCCGTCTTTTTACCCATTTTTTAAATACCCTTCTTACGCTGTCAAGTCTCCGAACAAAAGCCAAGTGTTGGCATCTCTTTTTAATATTGTTGCAATTGACCATTGAAATCTTAACTTTTGTCCTGGAGTAAAGTTTAATACTACACCAGGTCCTGCTTGAACCGTAGTTTGTCCTGCTCCTGTTTGTAAAATATCAAGAGTAGTACCAACTGGGAAATTGATAACCGTATCTGCTGGAATGGTTACTGTATTTGCAACAGTCATTCTCATATCGATAATGGAATCTCTTTCATTTAAATTACTTAATGTGTAATTAAAAAATTTAGTATATATAGGTGTTATAGACGGGGTACCTTGTTTTGACTGTACCCCATCTATAAACTGAATATTACCCAATGTGCTGTCAAGTGTTCCACTTAACTTTACTACTCCAGAAAATGTTGTTATTCCAGAAAGACCGCAGTTATCAGAAACTGATAATGATTTAACCTGCAAATCTGTTTCGTAGGGAAACTTTCCTTTAGTAATAGACATTGTTATGTTTTCCTATGCCTGTGCCTCAGTCCAGGATAGTCTTGCGAACACTGGAGCTGTTGTTGAACCAAGATTTGCAACAACAATTGTTAGTGTGTCTGGACCATCTGGGTAGATGTTTGTATTTGAGTTTACTGATCCTCCACCCACAATTGAGTTTCCAAGATCTCTAACGTTTGACAGATCGATTGAGTTAGCTCCAGTTCCTACGAAGAAACCTGCAGTAGTTTCTCCACCAGATAAAGTGGTTGAGCTACCTTGATAATCTACAATCTGTGCTAGTGATGAGTTTGCTACTCCTGCTACGTTTCCTACCGCATTAGTCCATGCATTTGTTGTTGATGGAACTCCATTTAGAACTGCAGTTACAAGAAGGTTAGCGTTAGCTAGAGACGTTGTAACATCTAGTGCTTTAAGTGTAAGCTGCATACGGTTAATTAGTTCTCTTTGTCCGAATGCTGCAGCAATACCATTATCTACTGAAGGTGCTACACGGATTGCAAATAGTGCTCTTGATTGTCCTGCTGGAATAGAGTTTCCAGTTCTCTGTCCGTATGTAAACACGAGAGACTTATCTTCATCAAAGTTACCGTCCATGATTACCGATGTTCCCCAGTGTGATATGGATGCTGAGAATGATGGGAATGCTAACTCAACCATTGTTGGTGAAGTTGCTGCAAATGTAAAGGCTTGAGCGGATGTGGCTCCCATTGGAGCAATAATTACTCCAGTAGGGTTATCTGTTAAAGCTGCTTTGCTAAACTGAACTGATGTACCAGTAATTGAAGAAATAAATGTTCCTTCAGGGAAGGCATTAGATATAACTCTTTGTCCTACCTGAATTCCAGTTGCGCTTGCTACTGTTCCAGTGCTTGTTCCAGTTGCTATAGTAACAGTTAGTCCTGCTTCTACACCAGCTTTTCCTCTTGTAAGTCCAGTAAATGTTGTTGCTGACTTTCCTGTGTAGTTAACATACTCATAAGTATTTTCGTTTCTTATAACTAGTGTTCCTGAAGGTGGGAATCCAGCTGTAGAAGCAACTGTTAGCGCTGCATCTGTTGTTAAAATTTCTGTAGTTGCCTTTGTGTAAGGTGGATTTGTTGAGCTTTCATATCTACCTGGAAGGTTACCAGAGCGCATGTAGGCTTCTGTATTAACGTTGTTATTAGGCATCTTGTGTACGTAAATAACGTTACCCTTTGGCCCTCTAACTCCCCATCTTACGAATCCTGCACCATACCATGTATAGTCGATGTAGAACATTTGCATCTTTCCAAGATCAATGTTGTACTGAGAAGGCCCTGTACCGTCAATCTTATCTAGATTAAAATCGCTTTGAGCAATTTTTGTATCATCTGTTCTAGAAACAATACACATTGAAGCACTTGCTCCACGGTATGCTGGGCTAATTGTTAGAGATGTATCTGATGCAATTGAAACAACCTTATATGATTGTCCTCTGATTACAATCTTATCTCCTGGGATTAGCTGCTTAGAGAAATATGTTGGGAATTCTGCGCTAGATTGTAGAATTGTTGCAGAGTTTTGTGAAACTGTTACCTTACCAGATAGCTGGAAAGTTGAGCTTCTGCGAACTGCATAAAGTGTAGTTCCGTCGTACTCCCAGAACAAACCATTCTGCTCATCAAAAGCACCTAGTCTATTTTGGCAACCATACCAAGATTCTACTGATGCGTAGAATGGTCCTGTTGCAACTGTGGCTGAAGGAATTGATAGTGCTTGATATTGGAAAGCTGTAGCACTTAATACATTCGTAATTGTAAATGTTCCATTGTATGCAACTTCATTACATCCACCAATTTTAATAACTGTTCCTGGTTGTAGATTGTGCTTTTCTTTTGTTTGAACTGTTACTGCTACTGTGTTATTTGATGTTATATTTTCAATTCCTGCGTAAGGCTTTAGAACTGTTCCTGAAGAAATCTGAATTCCCTTACCTGATTGATATCTAAAGTAGCGACGTGTTTGACGAACGCATTGTGCATAGTTAGAGCCTGAGTTAGCACTAAACAAAACACCACCATCATGTGGTCTATGTGCAAATGTAGACTGTGGTCTTACAAAAATTGCAATTCCACCAGCAATTGTTCCTGTTGGTGCTGCATCTACATAGAATGCAAATGTTGTTGTGTTAATTATCTGAGCAACTTCTTGATTGCCATTTGGAGGATTAGTTGTTGCTGTAGCTCCAAGTACAACAATTTCATTTCCTAGGGCAAGTCCGTGAGGAACTGATGTTACTGCTGTAATCTTTCTTCCTGAATAAGTTAATGATGCACTTCCGCCAATTTGAGCACCGCTAAAAAGAACTCCCTGATTAACTATTGTCTTGTTTGGATCAAGGATTTCTGTAATGCTTGTTCTGTTAATAGCAGAGGCTGTATATGTGAAGCTAGATCCTCCACCGCCGTTTTCGATAATAAAGTTACCATCTGCAATTGCCAAAAATGAATCTTGGATTGTAACTGGAGTTCCGTTTGCTGGAGCTGTTCCAGAGCTGAGTGTAACTGTTACTGTTTTTGAGCCTGTTGGGAGATTAATAGAAGAGATATTAGCAATAGGTGTTGGTCTTGCATAAGAAAATGGTCTATTGTTAATTAATCCTAGGTTTTCCCACTTAGAAGTCTGTGTTCCGTATTCAAAATCAGTGTCGATAAGAGCTCTTGGTTGTGAAACTCTAAACTTGTTAGCTGGGTCTAGCTGTGACTCTGCTGGAGTAAAGCTTTCATCAAATGTATCAATTGTAAACATAAGTTTATCTGTTGATGTCATAGATGCAGTGTTATATGATAGAACAATTGTTGTATTTTCTACCATCGCAGAGTTTGTAGTAGCTGAGTATGATGTTGAACCCAAGCTTGGATCTGAAAAATTATAAATAACCTGATTTGTTGTTACGTTCGTGATCAAAAGCAATCTTTCTTTCAAGATTGTTTTTGGAATCGAAATAGTTCTTGTTGATGGGGTAAACGTATAAGACGTTTCTAGTAATACTTTTCTTGCCATTTTCTTAATCTCCTAATAATATATCTGTTGCTCTGAACGGATATCTAGATTTTTTAACTGTTTGCGTATTTGGTCCTGAGATATACTTTGCCTCAAATGATGACCCAGCTGGAATTGGTTCCCCGAACTGAATATATCCATCATTATCTAAAAAGTACCCCTCGGACGGCAATGCGCTGAGCCAGTGCTGATCTTGGTTTCCCAATATTTGAATTATACCATTAATTGTTATAAAAAGCTTATATGGGTTTGATGGAATAAAATCTACTCCATCAAATTTTAGCTTAAATCTTGAAGTATATCCATCAAACAATTGAGACAATGAGTCTAAAGGATATATATCGCTTCCTACCGAATCGGCAATTTCTGCTTCAAGGTAAGCTTTATTTACTGCGTGACTTGCAGATACTGGGTCTGCAACAGATATTGGCCCAGTAAAGTTAGGGTTGCTAATTGTTGGTGCTGTTATTGTTTTATTGGTTAAATTTTGTGTATCTGTTGCTGTTATAATATAGTTAGCTACTGATGCTGAAAGACCTATTCCTGGAATTTTAAATGCGTTGCTTGCATTATTTCCAATAATAATTTCGTTGCTGGTATTACTTGTAGTGGACTGTACAACATCACCGATAATAATGTTATTACTTCCGCCGACCAAATTGCTTCCTGCGCTAGTTCCTAATAGGACGTTTCCTATTCCACTTGTTATTAAAGTACCAGCCTGGAATCCTAGCACTGCGTTTCTGCTTCCTTCTGTTAATGATCTTAAAGATTCATTTCCGAGTGCTGTATTTTCAGTTCCAGTTTCTATATTCTGTAAAGTTAGGCTTCCTAGTGATGTGTTGTCAACACCAGATGTTGTTACCTTTCCGTATACAGTTCCAAGAGTATTTTCAGTTGCTGCAGAAGTGGCCAGCGTAACCGTTCCACCCAAAGATACTGCGTTCCCATTAATTGTAATAGAGGAATTTACAAGCTTGTTGTTTTCAATTGATCCAGCTAACATTGCGTTGGTAATTGTATTATTTGGAAGTACTACTGTCCCTGTAAATGTAGGTGATGCTATTGGAGCCTTGGTACCAAGTGCTGTTGTTATTGTAGCTGCATAGTTTGCGTCATCACCAAGAGCTGCTGCCAACTCATCAAGAGTATCTAGTGCTCCAGGAGCAGCTGCAATCAAGTCAGCAATCTCTGTTTGCACGTAAGCAGTTGTTGCAATTTGAGTTGTATTTGTGTTGGCTGCTGCTGTTGGGGCAGTTGGTACACCACTAAGTGCTGGTGACGCAAGTGGTGCCTTAAGGTCAAGTGCTGTTTGTGTAGCAGTTGAAACTGGCTTATTTGCATCTGAAGTATTATCAACATTTGCAAGACCTACATCAGATTTTGTGATTCCAGTTGGATTATTAATAACTGGAGCAGTTAAAGTTTTATTTGTTAAAGTTTCAATACCAGCACGAGTTGTTACTGTATGTGCACCATTTGCAACTGGAATTGTTGTTGTATTTCCGCTATGACTAAATTGAATATTTCCAGAATCCAACTGCATAGATGCTGTATCTAGGTAAAGTGTTGTTCCAGACAAATATAGATCTTTAAACTTGTTAGCTGCAGATCCAAGGTCATATGAGGCATTTGCTGATGGAATTAAGCTTCCACCAATTGTTGCACCATTTATAACTGGAGATGTCAGTGTTTTGTTTGAAAGAGTTTGAGCTGTATTTAAATCTACAGTTGTTCCTGTATTAATACTAAATGTATTTCCATTAAGGCTTAATCCATTACCCGCAAGATATGTACCAGCACCTGAGAACTGTGTAAATACTATTGGGTCCGTTCCAATTGTTGCTGGTTTATTTGTTTGTACCCATCCAGTGCTAGCATTTGCTGTTCCTGAATATACGAATACAAAATCACCAGAATCAACTTCTGCTGCTGTATCAAAATCGGCTGCACGTACTGGTTGTCCTGAAGCCTGAACTACGTAAATACCGTTTTCAGATGTAGTTGTCTGATTTTTAACAAGAATTCGGTTGCCAGTTGCAAGGGTTACTCCGTCAAGAGTGTCACCGTTTTCAAGAGCATTTGCGAGATTAACATTTGTAGTTGTTGCTGCAATTACGGACTCGTGAATATGAAGACCTTCTGTTACTGAGTCAACGTAAGCCTTTGTAGCAGCATCTGTTGAATCAGTTGGTGTTCCAAGGCTTGTGATTTTATAGGTAGCAAGAGATACGTTGCCAGTTGGTGCACCGACTGTATTTAGTGCAAATTCTGAAGGGTCTACAGAAATTGCTCCAGTTGTATCGTTATAAGAAAGGCCTGTTCCAACTGCATTTCCTATTGCATCTTGAGCATTTTCATCTGTATATGTTACCGCTCCAGTTAAAGAAATTGAATTTGCTACATCATCATAAGATACTGAAATATTTGTATGTGTACCAGCTGCTAAAGCGGTTGCTACAGCATCCTGTGCTCTATCATCTGTAAAGTATTTATTTGTACCACCTTCAGCTAAGGCGTCTGTTGTAGAGTCCGCCACTCCATTTTCAGCATTAATAGTAAGTCCGTTTTTATCTCCTGTAATTGATATATTAGACTTTGTAGCATTTGTAAGCAGCTCTGCTGCAAATGCTTTGGTTGCCAGTTCTGCTGTATCTGCAATACCATGTATATTTGTTGTATCTGATTCGTGCAAAGAAAGTGCAGATGCTGCTGTTGCTTCTGCGCCAGACTTTGCTGCGTTTGCTTTTGTTGTAGCATCTGTTGCTGCTTCAGAGATTGCGGCTGCTTGTGCTGCATCTGCTTCGGATTTAGCAAAAGCTGTGGTTGCAATTTGAGTTGTACTTGTGTCTGCCGCTGCTGTTGGTGCAGTAGGTGTT